CCCTCCTTCTTTTTAGCCTCTCTCATCTGCGCCCCATGAGGCGCAGGAACAGGGGCTAGTTAAAACGTACCTCACCAGCATAGCCGTCGTAGTCTGCGAGTCGGACAGTGCCGTCGATGCTATTGCGAGAGCCCAGGCGGATTCCAACACGATGGGCAGCGTCTGCATGCGATTCCTCTGGTCGAACTCTAACCGTTAGCCGTATTTTGCCATGAGCGATAAAAATAACAGTATTTCTCTGTTGTCGTTTCATTTTTTTCTCTCCTCCGTTAGGGATTTCGCTCCCCTTTGCGGCCCTAGGTCCGGGCAAAAATAACAATTTTGACAATACTGCCGTTATAGTGCTGATACCAACCGTCTGCACAGATTACCGTGTAAAGCATTTTCCCCTCCTTTTTGTTTGTCTTCATGCCCCTAAAAACAAGCAAGTCCCATGCCAGCAAGCAGCATGGACGGAAGTACCTGTTTTCCTTCACTTTCCTTTTCCCCCTGCTCCCAGGAATTCTCATCCCTGGGAACGATCTTCCCCTGTTTTCCCACGTGAAACACTACAAACCGCTTGCAAATCAATGAGTTATGACCTATTCTCACGGTTGACATAAATTACTCGGTTTTCGCAGGAGTGGTAACGGGATCGACGACAACCGGGGTCCGGGGTCTGTCCCACCGCAGGCGGGAGATCCGGCGCCCGTACTCGGCGCGGTCTTCCGCTGATACTCCCTGCCACCGGCGCCGGCCCATCTCGGACATTGCCTCGCTGATGGTCTGCTCTATGGTTTTTTTAAGCATACCGCATGTATAATCCCGTGCAGGTCGCTTGTCAAGAAGAAAAATGCAATCGGCTTGAAAATACATCTAAAGTCGTAGATCGCTAAATGATAGGGCAGGGCGTAAAAAAATTCTTGACTTTGGGAATGGAGGGGGTTAGGGTGCGGGAATGATCCCATCCACCGGGTAGCTCCCGGCAAACCGAGGTAGCCGGGTCGCCTCCACGGCCCGGCCCTCGAACTCTATGGAGGTAGAGCATGCCAGAACAAATTCCAACGGTTATCATCCGATGGCCTCATGGGCTAGACCAACCACCCGTTATTTATCCCACTACCGGCAGCGCCGAGCAGGACGACGCTATCAGAGCCATTTTGGAGAAAGCCCTGTGGGCGTATCATGCCGGATGATTTGCCGACAATAAAAGTTCATCCTGATTTCGATTCGTTCAGTTCCGAGGAACTAAGAACTCATATCCGGTCCCTGGAGGAACAAGTTAATTTCGGCCAGGTCCACGGCGCTGAACATCTGGTCATCGTTTCCCTCATCCAAGAGCGACGGTCGGCGCAAGCGGAGTTGGCCCGGCGCAACGGGACCCGGCCACCCTCCCAGCAGCCGGAGTTTTGGCCGGAGTTATTGTCCGCCAAAGACGCCCTTGCGCTCCCTCCCGATCCCACCAGATGGATCTGGGAGGATGTGCAACCCGTCCGCAATCTCTCCCTATTAGTCGCCAAACCCAAGGTCGGCAAATCGACATTCGCCGTTGCGTTGTCGATCTGCATCGCCCGCGGTTATCCGTTCCTAGGTCGAGGGATGCAGCAGGGGTCGGTAGCCTATCTCTCCCTGGACGCGGCGTTAGCCGATATTTTAGAGACATTCAAGGTGTTCGGCCTGAAGGATGCCGATCCTGTTTACCTCCATGCCGGGCGCGCGCCGGATAAAGCGCTGGCTTGGCTATTGGAGCAGGTGACTAAGCATGCAATCCGATTCGTTGTGATTGATACGATGCAACGACTATTCCGGTTCCGGGATCTAAACGACTACGCGACTGTGTCGAACGACCTGGAGCCCGTCCTTGACTCCAACGCTCACATAATGCTACTGCACCATGCCGGCAAGGCCCAGGTCGACGACCTGGACAGCGCCATTGGGTCAACAGCTCTGCGGGGTCTGGCCTATTCGTTTCTGCATCTCAAACGCCTGCCTGATTCTACGCAGCGGATATTCCGCACCGATCAGCGAGGCGGAAAAAACTATGATGAAATAGCGATATCAGACGGCGCCAATGGGTATATCGAAAAAGTGGGGACAAAAGAAGACGCGGAGATAGACCATTGTAAGCCTCTGATTCGGGAGTTCCTGATCGAGGAGGCGAATCCGGACGGAATAACTGAGAAGGAAATCAGGATGGCTGTGGCCGTTCGCGGTCGCGTCCTGGTTCGCGCCGTCCGTCGTATGCTGGCCACGAACGATTTGGAACGTACAGGCACCGGAAAACGGGGCAATGCCTACCGCTATTTTATCCCTGGAATACTGGTTCCCGGAAACAAAGAAGACGAAGAAACGCGGGAACTAGAATTAATCGTAGGTAAATCATAGACTTAACCTTGAAATATACCATTGCTCGTTCCCACCAATCGGGAACCAGAAACGTGTAACTATCCGAATTCATTCACTTGCACGGTTCTTGCTACGCGCGCGCGCGCACTGTAGAAGAGTAGAATAAGAGAAGAGACTAGGAACCAGTATCCGTTCCTAACTGCTATCCGATCTGTTCTCGGTTGTACCTACGTGCCCTCTCAGGGACCTGACGGAGAAAATGAGTTGACATGAGGAATTGATGGGAGTATAGGGGCAGTATGCAGCAAATCCTAGCTGTGGGAGAAAGCGTGAGAATCATTTTGGACGGGCAATTTATCACGTTTGCCCGTGTTGACCTCCAACCAATCCAGAGCACGGATCTAGCCGAAGCAGAGCAAGTGCTGAACCTATTAGCCCAAAAAGTAGGAGGGAATTGCTGAGATGCCAGGAGCACGAAGCATAGATCCTGTTAAAGCCGCAGTCGCTTTTAACCTGTTTGAGGCGGGCTATGCAAAAAATGATATTGCCCGGCGAACCGGCATTTCGGAAGCGAGCGTCCGCGATATTCTCGCTAAGCACGGAAGATGGGGTGAAGTTGCGGAGAGACCCGTATTTGCGAGGCTTCGAGCTGATCAAAATCTACACCTTGAGGCCGCATTTAGGGCTGGGTCAGCGGTTCTTTTAGCACGAGCTTTTGAAGAGTCGAAGTTAAAAAAAGCCTCTACATTTCAGCTAGTTATAGCCGCTAGTACAGCCCTCGATAAATCTAGATTATTAGCTGGCGAATCTACCTCCAATATCGCCATAGCGCACCATGTTGAAGTCACGGATTTAAATGATGCCGCTGACCGAATAGCTCATAGCCTGCTTAGGTTTTCTGGCGGTCTGGCTGTGGATATCACGCCAACGGAGAGTGATAACCCCAAGGTCTGATAACAGCTATTATGTCAACTTTCAACGATATTAATGAGTTAGCAGGGGGGTCTCGTTCTATTGGTGATTGGAGGGCTGTAACCATGCGATATGATTGGAGTTTAGGAGTGAGACAGGATGCGTGGAAATAAAACATGGCCTGTTCCCCTGATGCTGGCGCCTGATGCTGGCTGGCGCTGGAGGGGGGGGCTATGGGCACACTCCCCCCCCTCATGTGGGCATCCCGTCCCCTCCACTCACTAGAATTTCCAAAAAGCGACTTTCACGTTGGAAAATCCTTTAAAAAGGGTCATATTTAAGTCCAGGATGCCCCAGGAGCGATTTAAAACGCTTAACCGTCCTTTCCCCCTATGAAAAATTCCAAGAAAAGGGCATTAAATGAAGAAGCATAATTTTGACGCGGATAACGACAGGGGGTTTATTCAACTTGATCAACTTTATGCAGACTTTTGCTTAAGGATTGAGAGCAAGCCCGATTGGAACATTACAAAGTTCCTAGTGACGCCACGCATAGAGCCAGACAACTTTGCTATCTCCTTTGCAGTGACAGACCTTGAGGCCATGAAGTATGATTATCCGACCGTCGTCAATCAACGATACTGGAAGGCTGCGGCGAGAATCTCTAGGTGGATGGAAACACCATGAAAAAACAAGATCCGCCGATAGTAGAAGTAAAGTGGAAGGATTCCTGGACGAACGGCACTGGCAAGTGGACCGCGGAGGATTTAAGAAAGGAGCCTGATTTTATTTTAACCAGCGCCGGATACTTAATTCACCGGGACAAAAGAGGGATCAATATTGCCGGTGAATATCGGGCGGAGGACAAAGCGGGGCGGCACGTCCAGCATATTCCGGCTCAAATGATTTTATCTGTGAAAAAAATCTAAAAAGATTTGCATGTTAGATAATGCAAAAGGGAAGAAGAAAAGGGGCGTACTTGAGAGTTATCTGATTGATCCCAACGACTGGATCATAACGGAGAGATTTGAAACGGGAGTCCCTAGATTCTCTATCGCCGTCAAGTTTAAACTGGAGGATTTAAAATTGGTATGGAAGCATCTGAAGATGAAAAACTAGTTTTTCTCAACAATGAGGGTGGTGCAGTTTTAGAGTTATCGGTACGTTGCCCGAAATGCAAAAAGATTCTTGTTATGGGGATGCGTATTCAAGAAGATAGGAAGTTCTGGAATATGCGGTGGGAGGCTTTAAAGAAATCAGCGGAAAGAGTTCTTTTTGAAGGATTACATCAATGCTTTACCAACGCTACGCGACCAACAAAGGAGAAAAAAACATGAAAGACTTTATTTTTGCTATTGGCGATTTCGTCACGCATAAGGAAAGTTTGGTGACATTGGAAACATGGCAGACCGGAAAAAACGCCGAAGTCGTAACGAAGGATCAATGGATTTTACCGATCAGGATTTTAATTCTTGAGCGTCGGTTTCAAGAATGTTCTGGTGGTGCTCAAATCCATTATTTCGGCAGATATTACACTAAGCATGGATACAAAGCCGATTGGTTTAACGAAACGGAATTAGTTATATTTCACATTCCAAACGACCAAAAGGAGGTTTTATGACAAAAGCAAAGAAAGACAAAGGGGCGGACAAGGCGTACTTGAAAGCAGTTGAGGAGATCGAGAAGGACCGCGTAAATGAGGTCAAGGTGGTCGTCAAGCAAGTGCTGGAAGGGATTGTGAGCGCACAGAAACAGGAGAGGGAGGCGAAGGAGAAATTGGCTTTTCTCAAGCAAGACTTAGATGATATCCGGGCCGGAAAGATCGAGAAGATCAAGGCGCGGCATGCGGAAAGAAAAACGGAGCAAAAGTGGGTTCCGTTCGATGCGGAGAAATTGGAGCGGGTTTGTTTCAGACCGGATATGATAAAGGATACCGCATATTCGGGCATAGTTATGACCACAGCTTCTGACTCGACAATAGGGCTTATGGCTACATCCGGCATGTTCAATCTCTCCGACGGCTGGGACTATGGAACAAAGGTGAAACTAGGTTGACCGACGATGGAAAAGATCATTGTTCTTTGCAACGTCCCTCACGTTATCGAGCCTGGTATTTGCGCGTTCTGTGAGCGCGACCAGGCTAAGGCTGAGTTGGAAGACGCCTTAAAGGCGTTGAGAATTCAAGCGGAAGTTTTCATGGAGGGTTTATGAAACGACTTTTCTCTTTGATCTTTCTTCTCGCTATTCTTTTTCTTTACGTGTTCCCCGTCTATGCTGCCTGCACTACTCAGACGATCATCACTGACAGAGCGGTGATTGTTTGTACTACCTGCTGCTCATCGCCGGGAAATTGTGTCACTAATTGCGTGTGAGGGAAAAAACCCATGACACGGATAGAAACCGATAACTTAGAGCTACGAGCCCGCTACTACCAGCTCCACGCCGAGCTTTACGAGAAAACCCTGGAAGCAGTAATGCGCGATCTATCGTTGCATGGGGGAATAACTATAGAAAACATTGTTATCAACATTGACACCGCTCTGGCGGGAAATAGTCGGTCCATTGCCAGGCAAGTCTCTAAAGAGTTTGACCTTGCCTATGAGGAATCGAACGAGGGCTGGGTGGCCTGAATGAAGGTCGATGCCATTACTTTGACATCCGACATGATGGAGCCGGGGCCAGAGTTGGATATGTTGATTGCCGAGAAGGTGATGGAATATCCCATCATTGACGTTACTCCTCCCTGCGATCATGTGAATTTGCCCTATGTTCCTCACATCGCAAAATTCTCCGATACACCTTTGAATTTTCATTTTCATCGGCCAATGAACAATCCGGAAAAGAATTATAATTGGGGGAATTTTCAGCCATCGACTTCGATTTCCGATGCGTGGAAAGTGGAAGAAAAGATCGGCGCGATGGGAGAAGAAAAACGTCACGTTTACATCGTCGAATTATGTCACCAACTTGGCAACGCGTTGGATTACGATAGTAATAGCGAATTGATGTTTGCTTGTTGTCAAGCGCTGCCCATCATGCGTTGCCGGGCCGCGTTGAAGACGGTGATGGGGTGAAAACCATTATCAAACGGGTGCGTAGATGGATTTGCCATCGCATCGGACATTTAAAAATAGAGAAGACCGTAGCATGCTCTCCCCTCAGGAAATAAATAAACTCACCGATGCCGAGATAGACCGGATTCCCGTCGCAGAGAGAATCAAGATCGGGCAGTATCTTGAGCAGTGCCGTAATCAGTTGCGCCAGGAAAATGCGCTCCTGTATTATAAGCCGGTCGGGGAAGAGGCTAAAAGATTTCATTTAAGCGACAAGAGAAAAAGACCCATCGTAGGCGGAAATGGTAGCTCAAAATCCGAAACGCAGCTTGTAGATATAGTGATAGAGATGACCGGGATCATCCCTCTTTCCCTCAAAGATATCTACCCTAAAGAACGTCTGCGCCCTCCCATAGCTGCCCGGCTGATAGTTAAGTCTTTGACTAATACCTGGGAAGCGGTTATCAAACCCAAGCTCATATATGACCACTGGACGGGCTTGAAAGATGGCGTGCGAGGTCATTTCGGATGGATACCAAAGCATATGCTCATCAAAGGCAAGTGGGAGGAAAGCTGGTCGGAAAAATACCGCACTTGTACTCTGACCAATGGTTCTACTTTGCAAATTATGTCGCACGATCAAGACCTAACCGATTTCTCCGGCGCATCTATTCACCGAATAGGAGTAGATGAGGGACCAAAGGCGGCTGTATGGCGGGAAAATGTAATGAGAATGCGGGAAGGCGGTAGTATCTCTATCGCCATGACACCACCGGATGATGAGAGCGCATCGTGGGACGCTGCCTGGGTTTTTGAATTATACGAAAGTGGTCTACCGGGTCCAAATCAAGCGCCAGATGTAGAGAGTTTCACCCTTTTTTCGGAGGATAACCCATATACTGACAAACAAGCCCTGGCCGATATGGTCAGGGATCTAACGGAAGCTCAAAAAGAAGTCCGTATGCACGGACATTTCATGCACCTATCGGGGCGCATCTATCCCACCTACTCGGATCGGCCAAAGCAATGGTGCTTGCAGTGCGGTAAGCCGACTTTAGTTTTCGAGGGCAAACAATGTTCTGCTTGCAAATCGGAAAACATAGTTGCATACTGCCATTTGATTGAGCCGTTTCCACAGGCTTTTACCTGGCCGTGCATTATGGCGATAGACCCTCATCCACGAAAACCCCACTGTGTCGCGTGGTGGACCATTTCTCCAAGTGATGACATTTATCAAGTAGCGGAAATCGAGGTGGATGATACTCCCGTCAATGTCAAAAAGGCCGTCGATAAATTAGAGAACTCGTTGCGCCTTCGGGTCTCTCGTAAATTGATGGACCCGAATATGGGGGAATCTCCATCAACTACGAGCGCAATCCGACATGAGACCGTCAAAGAAACGTTTGATCGCGCGGGACTCCGCTGCGCTATGGCGGATGACAATCGGACAACGGCGCAGATGAAAATTAAAGAATTCCTGAAAGTTGATTCTCGCACGATGCAGCCGCGACTTCATATTTTCAATACCTGCAAAAAAACCAATTACCAAATGTTGCATTACTCTTGGGGAGAGTGGGCGAGATATACTTCCGACTCAAGAGATCCGAAACCTATTCCCAAGGATAAAGACTCGGATTTTCCGACTTTGCTTGGATATATGATGAACGACAATCCAACCTACCGCTCTTTGCAGGGAAGCGTGAATATCTTGAGAACTCCAGCGGCATCGAATCGACAGAAATACATGGAGAAGAGGAATCAACATAAGGAGGCAATCCATGCCTGATGGGGTTCTACCCCTTGAAAATCCTGTGCCGGAACAAATAGCCGCTGAACAAATACCACTAGCGCCACAAGCGCCAACACCATACACCCGCAAGAAAGCAACCAAGTCTTTAAGTTTTTCCAAGGAAGAAGAAGAAGAGATAGTCCGGTTCGTCCTTGATCGCTTCACGACGGATGAGGGCGAGCGCCAGGATTGGATGGACAGGCGCAAGGAACAGATCGCCAAGGCAAATGGATGGTTCGGTCCAAAAGATTTTCCGTTTGAAAATTCCAGTAACACCTTTCCTCCTATCATTATCACCGCCTGTTATCGGGTTATTTCCGTTTTGTTTAATGCCGTCATGTCCAATAGACCGACGGTTCAAAGCAAGGCTAAACAAAAACGGCACGAAGGGAATCAACCTCGGATAGATCAGCTTTTGGATCACCAGGTCTTCGAGGAAAGTTTTGGGGAACAAAGACTGGATGATTACATCAACCATTTTGTTTTCGATGGTCTAGCATTGGCTCATACGGCCTATGTGAAAGATAGCTGCCTGATAACCGAAGTTCGCGTTCTACCTAAAATTCCCTTGATCGACACTGAAGCGGAAAAGATTTTTCCCGATGTGATTGAGGAAATTTTGCAAGACGACGATACCTCGATCACAGAAGCTAAATCATCCGAGGATAAATGGACTTGGAAAGTCAAAATGGTGGTAAAAGGGGAAAAAATCAAGGCCACAGTGGACTTCTTCGAGCGGGACGATGGGCTGATCGAGGCTCACGTAAAACGGTCTATGACTATCCATGATGGGCCGGTTTTTAACGTCGAAGAACTGGAAAATATCGTGGTTCCCGCCCGTTGCTCTAACCTACAGCCCCCAGGTCCAGCCAATCCGCATGGTGCTCCCTATGTCAATAGGCTATTCAGCGTCAGGAATGACGAAATCTGGCGGCATTGGAAAAAGGGCACTTATGATCTGATGACAGAGGAAAAATGGAAGGCTATAAAAGCCAGTAGTCCAGCGATTGGAACAAATAGTAGCCAGGCAGAGCAAAAGGCGGAGGAATTGGATAGGCAGGAAGGTGTTCAGCCGCAAATCCCTCGAGGAACGACAGCGGAAGAAAGGTTCTACCCGATTGATGGCATAGAACATTATGGACGATGGATCATAGATAAAGATGAAGATGGCGATGGGGAAGAGGTTGATGTTATTTTTACCGTATTAAAAGAGTCGAAGCAACTTGTCCGGGCGCGGTTTTTAACGGAAATCTATCCTAGCATCCCACCCATGCGGCCTTTTGCTGAGGCAAGATTTATCCCAGTCCCTAATCGTTTTTATGCTATTGGACTGCGAGCCTTGCTTGAGCCGATTCAGGATCTTGTAAAAGACCTGCACGATTCCAATTTTGACTGGGGCACTATTCGCAACATGCCCTCCTTTTTTTACCGGGCTAGTTCCGGTCTTGCGCCTGAAGTCATCCGCCTGCAACCCGGCGAAGGTTATCCGCTTGATAACCCCGCTCAAGATATAAATTTTCCCCAGTGGGGAAATCAGGACAATACGTGGATTTTTAACACCCTGGCCGTAGTAGAGCGGATGGGTGAAAAATTGGCGATGGAGTCCGATGTCAACTATGGCCGAGTTCCGAGCGGTAAGGCTTCAGCTTTAAGAACGGTTGGAACCACAGTCGCTCTACTTCAACAAGGGGATGTAAGGTCGGAGCAAGTTCTACGTCGCCTGTTTTTTGGCATAATACAAATATACAAAGCGTTTCACAAACTGAACCAGCGTTGGCTGCCTAAAGAGAAGGAATTTCGGATTATCGGGATGCCGAAGGAAGGTGAATCGTCTTACCTGACTGTCCACCCTCAAGAAGTCACCGGAGATGTGAATTTTGATTTTAAGGCTACGATGCTGAACACGAACCGGCAGGCATTATCCCAAGCTCTGATGGAAGCAATAGGGATTACCGTCTCGCCTTTGGCGCTGCAATTAGGTATTGTGGGACCGGATCAAGTTTATCGGTTGATTAAGGATTATGAAAAGTCCCGTGATTTGGATTGGGAGAGTTACACCAAGCCGCCGACTCCGAATGCAGATAAACCGGGAATAACAGCAGAGGAAGCGATTTCCACGATCATAGATGGAATGATTCCCGATGGCTCACCCATAGAGGGGGTTCAGGAACATCTACAGAAACTAATCGAATTTCAACAAGGAGATGATTTTGGTCGGGTGGATACTCCCGATAAAGTCAATATGTTTGCCTTCTATCTTAAAAATGTAATGATGCAGGCACAACAGGAAATGCAGGCGCAACAGCTTGCAGCGGGCGCGGAGCAGATGCAGCAGTTCTTAGGGAATCAAGGACAAGGACAAAATGGGGGCGGCGTTCCGACTACTATACAGCAACCGGCCCCACGCGGCCCTAGCAATGGCGGTATGATGCCGGAGGCGGGAGGATAATAACGCAGATGCTTGACTACATTGACTATGCGCCAAAGTTAAGAGAAGGCAAAGCAAAAGCTAGAATCAAATTTGATGAGCAGCGAAGACTACAACATCAGATATCCGTGGTCATGTCAGGGGTCAAAGGAGATCCCAAGTGGAAAGTCTATGCGGATCATATTCAGGCTTTATACGAAAGGGCTTTTGCCGTAACTCATTCTGTTAAGGAAAGATTGGGAGATCCCCTTACCTTTTTACCGTCAGAGGAAAACGTAAGGTTGAAATTGCAAGCGGCATATAACCAGGGGAAAGCTGAAGGGTATAAGGGCGCTCTGGATGTGATAACAGACCTGATTGACAGAGGAAAGGAGCCGGAACCTTTACCGCCGGAAGAAAAAATCTCTTATTGACAAGGTTTTCGTTTCGGCGTATAGAACGAAATTATGAAGCACGGGAAACATGAAAAAGAGATGAAAAGCCCTCCTCCGTCCAAAACCAAAAAGTCTCCCAAAGATTCTGAATGTCCAGGCTGGCAAAAAGGCAAGTGCATCGGGCGGCATAGGGGCATGGCGATGATGAAGGACTCGAACAAATGAAAGGACAACATGGAAAACACAGCAGATGATATCAGAAGAGATATCAGAGCCATCGTAACACAATATGATGGCAAGGTGAATTTTGAGGAATGGGACAAGCCCGAAGAGAAGGGATTCGTCACGATGATGCGGGCTATAATGACTTTTAAGATCCATCAGTAACCTTACCTTTTTCCTTCCACCACCACACCAGCTTTAGAAGGGGCTGGCAATCACCACCATCAAAGGTGATCGCTGGCCCTTTTTATTTTCCAGCGCGGTAACGATTCCGCCTAAGCGAATCGCGGGAGGAATCCCACATGACGCCAGAAGAAGAAGCCGCTCAAGCGAGCGCGGCTGCCGCTGAAGCCGAAGAAGCAGCGCGGGTCGAAAGAGAAAGCCAAGACCTAGAAGAAGGAGAAGACAAAGGAGAACCGGGAGGAGACAGCCCAGAGCAAATTCGCGCTCGAAAGGAGTACCGCCTTAGAAAGAAAACGGAGACGGCACTTCAAGTCGAGCGTGAAAGGGGCATTGCGCTAGAGGCTAGGGTTCAGACGCTAACGGAAGTAGCGACAAAGAGAACAGAACCGCCGCCAACAGAACCAAAAAGGCTTACGAGCGCCGAGGCGTGGACAAAGTTCGATAGTCAAGAATGGACGCGGGATCAAGTCACAGACTACATATTTGAGACAAACTATAATCAACGACGAGAGCAGGAAAAAACCGAAGATCGTGCTGCTAAGGAAATATTAGAGCCTCTAGCAAAGGCAAAAAAGGAAGCCCTTGAATATGTCGCACTTGATCCAAGATTGGCGAATAAAACCCATCCGAAATGGGGCGCAATCGTGGCTGAAGTTGGCCGGCTACTTACCGAAGGCGGTGTACGGACAAAGATTCAAGCAGAGCGAGAGGCGCTAAGGACAATATTGGGACCTATAGAGCAGATCAAGGAGAAACAAAAAGTGAGCGAAACAAGACCGGATGGAGATGCACATACGGAAACAAGAGGAGCTGGCGCTGCCGGCGGACTTTCTCCCAATAAAAAAGATTCATTTCCCGACATTCCTGCCCATGTCAAAGAGCTTTGGGACAAATTTGGCACTTCCGAAAAAGACCGAGTTACAGAGGCCAAGTTTTATAGGGAGAAGAAAACAAGCCGGAGATGATAATGAATGGCCCGATAGTAATCGTACCTAAATATCACCGTATGGGAGAAGGATTTTCAAAGCGGGAAATACTTCAATCCTACGAACACCCAGGCCGTCGAACAACCCCGCACGGATACCAAAGTGCCGCATCCTGGATTTCCGATTCTGTAGCTCTAAAAAAACTCATTATTCTTTGCTCCGTCTGCCGTCAGCATTTCGATCCCCGCAAGCATGGTTATCGCAAAGCCTATATTCCGGACAGTTCCGGTAAAACAAGTGGATATCAAATAAATGGAAAATGCTTGGGCTGTAAGGTAGAGACCGCAAATGCAGGCGGTGGAACCGGATTTACGCCAGAGGAAACTTACAGCCTTCTTTATGTCGATCCCGTGCAGGCGCGACGCGATGCGCGGGCAATATGGAAGGCTCAAACTGCCTCGCTTATGATCGAGCGGGAAAGGCAATTAAAAGGAGAACGAAAATGAAGATGGTAGATACTCTATATGGAGGCACTCATTATGTGAAGGTTTATAAGATCGGTGCCTCCTTTGCGACTCGTGGGGTAGTTACCCGCGCTGGCACGGCCGGTATTCAGCCGGCGACTACGGGCAGCTTTGCCGATAGTCTAGGCGTAACAGGTGACACGGGCGTTTACAGTACGACCCAGGGCAATGCTGAGGGGTTGGTGAGCGTGTATTGCCGGCCAGACGCCATTTTTGAGGCGTTGATGAGTGGCGGCGCTACGGCGAATACCGCGTTGACCACTCTGTCTAATACCCTTGCCAATACGGCAGGTACAGTCATCACAGATGCGGATGTCGGCACAGCGAGTATGGCGAATGGGATGGCTTGGAGTCTGAGCGGAGCAAACGGAAGCGGGCCGGGCGGCCAAAGTCGGGTCATTACGACATTCAGCGCAAGTACCTCGATTACTGTCACTGTTCCGTTCCTGAGCGATATCGCAGTTGGCGATACGTTTCTGATGTGTCCTTGGAGTTCCAATGGCGCAGCAGGGAATGGAACGCTTCAGGCAACTACCAACATCGACCAGGCTGACGCCTCAATCGTTTCCGGCACAGGCGGCGAGGTGGCGATTTACGACCTGGTTTTGGACTCTGCGACAAACAGCAAAGTTCGATTCCTGATTATCGACCACCTGCTGGGCCAGAATACGATCTAATTGAAGCACAGGGCAAGCATGACTGCCTAAGAGGGTCATGCACTCTTTAACTAAGAAAAGGAGTTTAAAATGTTGCAATCAAATGTCATTGATGCGCTAGACCCAAGGTTTCGGCGCATTGAAAATGAGTCTTATTCCGAATTCCCCGATATGGTCCCCTCGATTTTCTTTATGGACCCAGGATCGGGGCAGGCGACAGAGCGATATTCTCAAGAAGGTACTCTCGGAGAGATCCCCGATTTTACCGGAACAGTTACTTACGACGATAGCTTTGAGGGCTACCGGGCGCTAATCACACCGACGGAGTTTGCCGGTGGACTTCAGATCGAGCGCAAACTGCTTGAGAATGTTCAGAACAATCTTTTCAAACTCGATCAGAAACCTCGCGCTTTGGGTTCAGCGGCGTTTCGGACCAGGCAAGGTCATGGAGCCAGATTATTCAATAACATGTTCACCAGCGATACCAAATGGCTGTCTCATTCAGAAGGTGTTGCGCTTTGTTCCAACAGCCACACCACCCGCTCAGGCGATTCGACTACAAGCGGATTTGATAACCTCGTAACCTCTGCCTTTTCTTCGACCGCTCTCACGGCGGCTGTTATCCAGATGCGTCAATTCAGAGGAGATCGGGCAGAAAGGATCGTCATCAACCCTGATGAGATTATCTATCCGGTGGATCTCTATGGCACTGTCCATGAGGTATTAAAGAGTGAAGGAGTGCCGGAAGATGTCGTCAATGCCTCAAATGTCCATTACGACGGCTATAAATCCCTCGTTCCGAAGGGGTGGAATTACCTCACCAGCACGGCGAATTGGGCGTTGATGGATAGTTCCATGAGGAAAAACGGATTTGGCCCCATCTGGAACGACAAGGTAAAAAATGAGTTTGCCTTTGTCGAGGATATCGACACCTTGATGGGTAAGTGGCGGATCTACTTTTACTATGGTTGCGGCCACTTAAACTGGAGATGGATTCTTGGCGCTTCTGTAACTTAGGAGATAACATGGAGACCTTCATGGGCCGCATTATCGAGCGGCATTCCCCGCCCAGGGTCGGTAAGAAGATCGCTATTCTGGAGCAGGAAGGTAAACCACCCGCTCAGGCGATTGCGATGGCTCTCAGCATGGAACGGGCGCATCGTTTGACCGAATCTGGCGGGTATAAGCGGGTGAAGAAAGGGAAATAAGATGGCAAGTCGAAGATTCAGTCAGTTCAGAAAGATTAAGGCCGAAAAAGTTCCTGAACTACCAAGCGGCAAAAATCTCGGCAACCGGGAATTGAAGGAAACGACTGGGCCGTTTAAGCCGGTCGAAGGGGGCAAAGGATCAGGTTTTAATCGAGGCGTGAATTTTCCAGAATTAAAGGCATACGTCAAAAAATCGGGTATTTAGGTATAAACCCGAAGGAGGCTTATCATGGGAAGTAATGCGTTGATTTCTGCGGCGGCTTACGGTGCGGGACTTGCGCCACTTTTACCGGGCAGATCGGTAGATGAATTTTGGTGCGATCCGACAGGAAGCGGCGATGGCCGGAACCTGGATCATCCTTTGCCGACTATCACTCGGGCAATCGCGGCAGCCACTTCAAGGGCAGCCAGTTTTAACCGTAGCACGATTATTCATTTGGCCCCTGGCGAGTATCGGGAGCTTGTCGATATCACTAAGCCTGATATTTTCTTGCTTGGATCGGCTCGTTATCCCGGAAGAACCCGTATCGTAGGCGACGGGTCAACAGTTCAACCGACTGTGCGAGTCTTGGCGCCTAATCTGCGCGGCTTCGGCATGGCAAACATCTTCGTGGAAACGGGCTATCCTGACTCCACCACGGTAGCGGCTCCGGCTATTATGCTGGAAACAGACGATTCAATAGGTGGGGATAGCTCGGAAGTCGGCGCGAACTCGCAAAATTACAACTGGTCACTAGATAACGTCATGGTTATCTCTGACGGAACAACCACAGCCGGGCTTTTATTGGCAGGGGCCACTAATGGACGGGTTACAAGATGCACCTTTGCTGGATGCGTTCATGGGGTGGTATTTGCCAGCTCGCGTACACCTCTCAATACTCCCAGCGATGTCCATTTTGAGGAAATTCATTTTCGCAACAACACCACGACTGACGTTAATACTTCGGACGCAACGCCGCCTACTATTACTACCGGCACGGACCTTCCTGCTATGGATTCAATCACATGGAATAGAATCTATTTTGAGGATGTCGGCGGGACACCCGTTACCAACTACATCAACATGGTTGGAACGCAAATCAACGGGACTTTCTTCGATTGCTTCTTCAACCGAACAGTATCCGATGGCACTCTGGTTTTATTGCCGGTCGGAGTCAATATCATCGGATCTAATAGCCCTGGCGGCGCTGTAAACATCGTAGGCGCGTAACTAAGGAGGCTAATATGCCGAGCGCAGAAACCGACGCGATTGTCAAAAAAGTCAGCCATGTTCGCAACGTATTTGACGAATATGGCGATTTAAAAGAACCGGCAGTGCATATCTACAATGCCGCAGAAAAAGAAGAGCGAGAGATCGAATTAAAACGCATCGACGATCAACTCAATGCGCCTGCCTGGGTGAATGAACGACTATCTTCAGAAAGACGCGGGGACATGCTCAATCGGGCCAAGGACTTGAGAAAACAACTGGCTAAATATGCCCCGCCCGATAAACTCTCAGGAGAGGAAAAGGATGCGCTCTATGCGTTGGCAAAAAAATGCGAAGATATATTTGTGCCGGCACTTTTGCCCCATGAGGTCATGTGGCGAAATCCTGCCGGAGCCGCAGACAGGCATTTGAGGGGGGAAAGAGACACTAAAGATGCTATCCTGACTTGGAAAAACATTCAGGTGATGCTCGATCCTCAAAATCGGGACGCAGATTTAAGAAATATTGAGAGATTCAGGCCGTCTCTTGCCAATCCGCATGGTGCAGCGACTTTTATGGCGAATGCGAGGCTCCCTGGCAATTTTGCCATGACTGCGGCAGCCAAAGAGAATTTCGATACGACTTTCCCTAATTCTCCGACGATTGATACTCCCATGAAACAGATGGAACGCCGGGACACAGAAATGGAGGAATTGAAGCGGAAGAATCTAGAACTACAAGCGGCTTTGGATGCTAAAACCAGTCGGTCGGAAACTATCCGCAAAGAACGCAAAGAACGCATGGCTAAAGCCAGAGCTGCACGGAAGTCAAAAATGGAAACACCTCGGCCAGAGGTATAGTAATTGCGTAATGAGTATTTTCCGTCTTGGCGCTCCATAATTTGGCGACACTACCAATGGTGGCAATGTCACTCTGACATTTGACGTAGCGCCAGCGCCGAGGGTGACGTAATGACTGTAGAGCAATCACTCCTCACTTCTAACTTTAGCAACACTGATGCGACGAGCTACAACACGGCCTCGCATACACCGACCGGGAATCGTCTTGTTCTGGCCGCTGTTCTCAATAGCAAAGCAGTAGATGTCACTCTACCGACGATGGCGGGAAACGGTATCACGTGGGTTCAGTTGGCAACAGTTACATTTGGTACGATCGCGTCTCCTGACCACCGATTGACACTCTTTCACGGAATGGTAGCCAGCCCATCGGCTGGCGTAACCACTATTGATTTTGCCGCAGCTGAACAAACCGCCTGTGTATGGATCATCTCGGAGTTTAGCGGAATTGACACGTCCGGGACGAACGGGAGTGGTGCGGTAGTGCAGTCAGCTACGAATAACGGCGACGGCGTTACGAATGCTGATGGTCTCACTGTTACCCTGGCCGCCTTCGGGAGCGCGGCCAACGCAACCTTTGGTGCCTTTGCCTTACGTAGTACCGGGAGCATCGCAGAAGGGACAGGATTTACAGAGATTGCGGAGGCTACGCCAACGAGTCCCACACAGGATTTACAAACCGAATGGCGTGTAGACAACGATACCAGCGTGAATGCTTTTCCCTCTGCAACGCGCGACATGGGCGGCATCGCTATCGAGATCAAAGCGGCAGCGGCTGGAGTCACTACGGAGTATGTAGCCCCAACAACACAACAACTTTCAGGTGGAATGATAGGAACAGTCAACCAATGAGCCTTCTGAACTATCGTCCTTGGTGGCACATAAGCCATCGGTTGCCACGCAATCCGTTCGATCCAGTGCAAATTATTCAACATCTTGAATGGTGTCGTAACTGTAGCATGGATGTAAATGTGGACGTAGAGGCGGCCAACGCAGATGGCGTGGACGTTTACCGAAAGCGATGTAAGCGATGTGGCAAGATCATGCAATGGGGAATTGCTAAAAGAGATTTAGTAAGAGATAAACCTTTACCAAAAAAAGCCTTTCGATTCATACAAGAATCGGGGAGAGATAGGAGATGAATCATGCCTAAATTTGGAGTAGATGCTGTAGCCTTCACAAGCCCAATTACCACAGCAGATACAGCGATTTCGATCACTATGGGAGCCGCCGCGAGAGCGGAGGTGGTGGAACTCATTATGACCGGATCAGGCACTACCGCTGCCGCTGATACGCAGCATCGCGCCAGTTCGAGGTTTTGCGATTTCTCTACAGCCGGAACGCCTGGCGCTTCACCAACACCGGAATTATTCGATAGCGGGGTGGCCGCCGCTGCCGCTGCCGCTGACACGGCATACACGGCAGAACCGACTAACATCAATACTGTTAGTCATGTGGCATTTGGATTCAATCAGCGGGGCGGTATGCGGTGGGCCGTGCCGAGAGGTGAAGGTATTAACGTCCAGGGCGGATTGACTGAGGACGGCCTCGTTTTCACGGTTGTCTCAAGCGCAGCAGGCGTCGTGGATAGCTGTCTCAACTGGTGGGAGTGAAGATGGCTGATAGATTAAAGTGGGCGTTTTACT